TCATGGATTGACAAGACGGTGACCTTAATACCACTAGGTGCGTAGATTTTGGTGGTCATAACAATCACTATACGGACAGTAGCTTATACCAGATACCACTAAAATAGTGAAATACGTAGTGAACTAATGTCTGAATTTCGCTTAGCGGGAAAATTTATGAGGGCTCTTCCGTTTATCGGAGATGCCATCGGTGTGGCGCAAGAACTCACAAATCCACACGAGCCAGATATGGGTCAAAGGCTGATGAATGCTGGAGTAGTTGGCTTAGGTGAAGTTGGTGCGTCTTTGGCTACAGGCGGCATGGATTTTATTCCTGATGTTGCAGAGCTTGCGACCGCTTTAAATCTCAAAGCTTCTGACCCTTTACTCCGTCGTCTACAAGAAGGTGCTCCTCTCGCTAACCCTGAGCACTACCTTCGTCTTCTCTCTTACGGCGGTGACCACGAACCGACTAAGGCTTATTTGAGAGAAGCTTTGGAAACTCAATTAAGACCTGAAGAAGATCAATCTGTTATGGGTCGATTTAACCGTATGCGTACTCCTGCGTTAGGTGGGTTAGTTCTGCCGACTCGTTAGTCTTCGCCCCAGATCCCTGCATCCCACTGGGGTTTGCCTCGTTGTTCCATAATCTTATCGAGGTTATTAAGGAACCTTTCTCGCTTATCCCAAGTATCTCCTCCTTCTTCTCCTTTCTTGGGGTTAATACACTCTGACGACTTTGCTTGATTGCAGACTAACCCTGCTAGATCTAACTCGTTTCCTTTAGCTCCCGTAGACCAATAATGCTGTCCGTTGAGCCAACAAGCACCGCACTTGGTGCATTCTTTTCTCTCTAGAGAAAGATCGGAAGTCTCAGCCATAGTATTTACTATGTTCTTTTAAGACTAGGAGAGCATTCAATACGAAGATCAATCCATCCTTAAATAAAGACAAAAAAAGACCCCTCCCGAAGGAGAGGTCTCGTCCGAGTTTTCGCCTTTCCAGCTTATCAGGCAGGTGAGGTCGAGGTGTAAACCTGTGACTCGACGAGTCCGTCGGGCTGCAGGGCAACATCGTCGCGCTCGGGCGGCTCGTCGGAAACGATCCAGCACACTTCGCAGATAGCGAGAGCTTTCTCGTCACCGGCCAGGCGGAATGCACCAGCACGGGGGTCATACACACCAGAACCCTGAACAACAGGGGAAGCGTCCGTGGTGGCGAACAGTTTCCACTGAGTATCAGCGGCAGTTGCCTCCAGGGTGGAGCTGTCGATGATGTCGACTTTGGCGGTAGAACCGTTAGCGATGCGGCTGTCTGCGCCCACGAGGGAAGCAGCAAACGCACCAGAGGTCACGGTGCCGTCGTTGGCATAGCCTTCGCCGACAGCGGGAGCCAGGGAGAGGGTGGGCTCAGTCTCACCACCGGCAATACCGGAGCTGATGACGTCGCCGCCAGTCATGCGCAGTGAAGCGCGGTAGACATAAGCACCGCCGGGGACGGTGATGCCGTCAGCGATGTCAGCGCGAACATCCTTGTGGAAGTCGGGTGACGGGATGATGACGGAGGCTTCGGAGAAAGCTGCACCGGAGCCGTAAGGAGTCGTGTAGTACGACAGCTGGTTAACAGTACCGAGAGCCTGGTAGCTCAGGTCCACGTAACCCACAGCCTGTTGAGCAATCCAGCCGGGGCGGAAGACCACACCGACAGGACCACCAATAGGCTGGTTGGTCATGTTCGTATCAACGCCGTTGGCGTTCTGATACTGAACAGTCTTTGACTCGTGCCAGTAGCGAAGCACGTTCGTGTAGTTGCCAGGATAAATCTTGGCGACGTGCAGCTGGTTAGGGTTGATAGTCATTGTTAGTTACCTCCTCAAGCGTCGAAAGAGTAACCAACGGTCACGAAGTCTGCGTTAAGCAGTTCGAAACCTGCATACAGCGACCAGATCATCTGAATGAAACGACTGAAGTCGTCGTTGTTGTTCAGAAGCACCTGAGCGTTGTTGCCACCGATGCCGACGCCCACGGACTGAGGTCCGAAGAAGATACCGATTGCGGCGTTGTAGTCCGCAGTGGTTCCAGCAATTGTGGCGTTCGAAGTCTGGGAAGGCATGTTGGTGGATTCGAAGAATCGCACGCCCTCGAAGACGAAGCCCGTTGGCATAATCGGCTCACCAGCAACGAAGGTTGCCTGGCCGAAGCCCTGACCCATGTAGATAGCAGCGTTAGGCTGCATAGCTGACATGAGGGGGTTGATTTGACCGTTACCGGGGTAGCGAGCCACCTCACGGAAGTCACTGTTCTGACGCAGATGCATCAGGAAAGTGGGGTCACAAACGCAACGATAGAAACCGTCCTGGTAGGTCGGAGTGTTGCGCTTACGCAGGGACTTGACCACACGGAGGAGGTCGTCCTTGACGTCAAACTTGGCTTGCTCAGCGTTGGTGTACGTCAGAGCGCCGTTTGACAGGTCACCAGGGAAGTAGTAACCACCTTGGGAGTCAGAAGACTGGCCCTTGGAAACAGCTTTCAGGAGTTCGTTGATGAACACCCGGTCGCGCCAACGACGGTAGTCGTCCAACAGCGTGAGGCTGCCGATTGACTGGTGGAAGGTGGTCAGATTACCGGTGTCCAGCAGCAGGCGCTGAGCGGTAATCAGGGTTTCCCGAGCAACCTTGAAGGTTGAAGGCTGGGTGGGATCATTGGAGTCGGCAGGACCGGTGTACTCCTTAAGAGTCACCAGGACCTTGTCCTTAACAATGTTCCGGCTGTTTGCAGTACCGATGGTCTGCTCAGCAGTCCGTTCACGAGACTCCTTGGAGCCTGGGTTACCGAAGAAACGGTAGCGATCAAGCTGAACAGTCTGACCAGGCTGCTTGCTGAAATCGTGGACAACCACTGGCTCTGCAGCCATTTCAACAATATAAGCCGGGTGAGGACGGTAAAGCTCCGCACCAAGAATCTTCGGGAAATCGTTGTCGATAAACAACTGACTTCACCAAAAAAACTACTTCTCTACTATATCGCCTGTGATACTATGAGTAACCCCCTGATGTCGCGTTTATAGCGTTAAATTCCCTTCTGATTTGAACTGTTTACAGAAGCACTGAAGGTGTGAATCATGCCTCTTACACCCTCACCAAGCACACCGTAGACAGACGCGTAATTTGGTACGTAATAAGAAGACCTTCCTCTATACATATCGCGTGTCACGGTTGCTGTGGTTCCTGGAAAAGTTGATCGGCGAGATTCGACAAAAGTCTGACAATAAACAGGTGGGCAGTAGACCCACGGCTGACGACTACCAGAGAAATTGTTCGTCGGATTGATCAGCATTGGATACTGACCACGCGGGTAAGTTTCGGCTCCTCCAGTTCTTCCTTCTGTAGTGCTGTTCTGTGAAGGTGTGGCGAACGGGCTGTAATCCTGGTTTACCGGAACAAAGCCGTTGAAGTATGTATATGCACCGATACTTTTGAGACCTGGCTCAGGGCCATAGGCGTTCTGAACAGTTGAATTAGCGGTGTGAAATAAACCCTGCCGCCTATATCCGTCTCGTACCGTTAATACACCCGAAGCATCGGGAACCATCTCGTTGTAGTTGTACCAATACCCAGGAACTGCTGTGGGGACGTATCTCCAATCAGTGGAGTAACTCCACATGTTTGAGACAGCCCCTGGCTGCACATCGATTTCATCTCCGTAACCACTATTGTCTTCGCTGAAGTAGTACAGCGTATCTGGAGATGTTGTTGAAACAACAATAGTCGTAGAAGCACCTGCCGTTCCTGGTGTACCAGTTTGTGTTACACCATCCGTGTAAACGACACCGCCGCCGAACGTACCATCAGGCGTTGTGGAAAAAGCAAGCCGGTTCCCAGTGTTAGTTGGGTGAGATTGATCGAATACATAAGTGCCTCGTTGTTGTATTCGAAGCGGAGGACTCTCGACTAAATTGATATAGAACTTGTTTCCTGTTCCTGGGTTATAAATCTGAACGTCATATACAACAGGTGCAGGGTTAAAAACACCCGAAACCGCAGCATTTGGAGGTCCAGGTACATAACGACCAAAATCTGTTCCCTGGTTATCTACTCCATACCACTGAACTACGTTTCCTTGAGGATCAACGTAACCACTACCTACAACTGCGTATGTGTCAGTGAGATCTAGGTCATTTCCTGTG